TCTCGAGTTCCAAATTATTTGGTTTTTTGAAGAGTGCAGTACACTCTTCGGCGGCACGCTCGCCGATTTCCCAACTGTATTCCACAGCTTCTATACCCTTGCGGTCACCCACATCAAACTCTACCATGACAGAGTCCGTGTCACCATACCTTACCCTTGAACCAGGGAAGTTCTTTTCCACGTACTCCTTTGTTTGGTCAATCATATTACGACCCTTCGTCGTCACAGTAGAGGCGATATTAACACATGGTAACATACCCTTGCCAGCTCCGGTAAACCCGTATACAGAATTCATACTAATTTTATAAGCGAGTTGCTTACCATTATACATCGCTTTGAGTGCACCGGTTGACGCCGCCATATCCTTTTTCGCTTGTTTTCTGAATTGTTTCAATTCAAGTAAGATACTAGGGAGAAGAGATGGAACACCCTGTGCGAATTTACAGGTACGAATAGTCGGTGGTTGTCCCTCAATCTTACTTGGCACCGGTATATCAAAGCTTTCATAAGTTATTCCTTCAATATTCTCGTATTTCGGATCCATCACAAGACTTGAATAACACAGATTGTGTGCCATCATGATCGACGGATACAGACCCTCGAAATCGAGAGCAGTAATGGGGGTATAATACGCACCCTTTTGTGCGTCGAGAACCGTTGCGCCTTGATATCCCTGGTCAGGTAGCGCACCGTATTGAATCGCGGGAACCATGAATCCCAATTCTCTCGCCTTCTTTGTGAGTTGACTGAACACCTTGATTTGCTGCCCCCTCTCGACCAAGTAACACGCGGGCACCCACGTAGCCTTTGCCATCTCGAGCAAATTTACAAGAGTGGATAATTTAGAGAGTAATCGATGTGGGAGTAATGTATCCTTTATACAATACTCTGCAACTTCCCTCAATGCGATTGGGTCTTCTTCCCTATATCGTTTAAACATCTCTTTAGCGGGCATATCTATTTTACTATCACCAAGGTATAGCTTCGCCACATTATCGAGTTTATACGAATCGAGATTATATCCCCGTTTAACCTCGTGGAATAAATCAAAAATAAAACGACCTGGCATTGGTAACATTTTAAGAAAGTTGTCCCCCAAGGCACTCGACGACAGTTTTTTACGAACCAATTCACACGCGTGATTTTTTCGTTTACTCATCTGAAAAAATTTGTGTGAACATTTTGCGATTATACCTCGTTTTATAATATATTCAAGATCAAAACCAAATATGTTCCAACCCGTTATTATATCTATATCATTATCACATACATACACTTGAAAAGCCTCCAACATTTCGCGTTCGGTATCAAAACTCACAATATTACATCCATCTAAATTGGAATCCGTCTGTTTATAACAGAAACACGTCTTGTCATATGGTTCATCTTCTCCATATTTACACAGGCTTACGGCTATCTGAAAACATGCGTCACCCGTCACGTCTGCGTCAGGAAATTTACCAGTCGAACTGTTACATTCGATATCCAGGGAAGCTACCACAAATGGTGCCGTTTCGGGTTTTTCAACAGGCTTTAATTTTTTCCATTCATTACAGAAAAGATCAATGTCAACATTCGCATAGTACCCCGGCTCACACGATTCCCCTGCCTCCAGCCAACCCGTGGATTGAATACCAGTGCGATGCATCAGGCGAAGAACAGGGTCTATATTTGATTCGTATATCTTCAATTTAGAATTTTCATCGGGGAGTGGGCGCCTCAAACGACCCGCGACCATTTTTCTAGCAGCGGCGGTATAACAGAACAATTGCATGTATGCAAATTTTTCATTATTTTGAAAACCCCACACATCTTTTCGGTGAATGACATTATACGATTTCAAACAATCTGGACACGCTTTATTAATTTTATTATAAATCACCTGAAGTCTCTGTGTGTTGATATTTTTTGGGAGCTTTATAAAAAAATATGGAGAAAAATGAGTCGTCACACACACGGATTTTCCATCCTCGGTTTTGCCAAATATACTAATCTCGTGTCGGTCTTTATCGTCCCGTGATTCCCAGGTGAGAGCTTGGAAAATTACCATTAGTACGATATCGAGCCAAATTTTTAATATCATTTAATAATAATAATGTCAGCTGCGCTTGTCGAACTAGTATCGGTAGGGGCCCAAGATGCCTATATAAAGGGCGATCCTCAGGTCAGCTTCTTTAGGCAAAATTTCAAACGTCATACAAATTTCGCACTCAAACCAGAACGGTTGGATTACATCGGCACCTTCGCTGGTGGCAATGAAGTTGTGATCCCAATCAAATCCAAGGGGGATTTGCTCTCCTATATCTGGATTGAGAACCCGGGAATCGCGATTCCGGGTAATTCAGGTGATAACACTGCTTTATATAGACATAATCAACCACCAACCGAGTTTTCCCTCCACATCGGAGGACAAGAGGTTGTCCGTCTCGATTCCATGTTCATTCAGGGTGTCCACAACATACTCTACCAGGAGAGTCAAGCGCGTGCGTCGACGGGTGTCTCCTTAGGTGAGCTTAAACAAAACGCGACGACTGATAATAATAACATTGCTGGGCACTACCGAATCCCATTCTTCTTCAGTGAGGACTGGACCAAGGCTCTCCCATTGGTTGCCATGCAGTACCACGAAGTTGAATTACGAATTAAGTGTCGCCCAGGGTTGGACGCGCTTACACCAAAGGTCTACGGCATGTACGCGTACCTCGACACAGCCGAGCGCGAACATTTTACATCGACTGATCACGAAATCTTAATCACGCAAGTACAATACCAGCCAGCCACGAAGTCTGATACATCCATCGATCTTACCTATTTCAACCACCCAGTCAAGGCTTTGCACTTGGTCAATGGCCGTGGTGCGACGCAAACTTGGACGAATTCGAATCATTTCGGTTTCGATACCGCATCCCTTTATATAAACGGTCTCGCGTTGTTTGAAAACATGACAAATGTATTCCACCACACCGTCGTGCCAGAAAATCATTGCTCGGTCCTCCCAGATGACCTATTACAGACTGCACCCTTATATACCTGGCCATTTTGCCTAACAATGAATAAATCGCAGCCTTCTGGTACGCTAAATTTTTCGAGAATAGATAACGCTAAATTAACATTGGATGGTTTAGTTGAGGGGGCGAGTTCGTCTACTAATCACAGAGTTTACGCTGTAAATTACAATATTTTAAGGGTTAAGGACGGTATGGCCGGGGTCGCATTCTCGAACTAAGCACCGGACCAACCAAATCCATTATCACCTCTCTCGGTTTCAGTCAATTCTATAACTTCTTCAATCAATGGTGTTTCACACCGTTCTAAAATCATTTGAGCGATTCTATTGCCCCTTTTAATTTCGAAATCTTCGGATCCAAAATTAAAAAGAACAACCACGAGCTCACCCGTAAAATCAGGGTCAACCACACCGGCACCCGTTTGAATCCCATATTTTAGAGTCATGCCAGATCTAGGTGCTATTCTTCCATACACACCCGGTGGTAGAGTCGCACACACACCAGTACTGACAATACGCCTATCCATCGACGGTACTGTGATGTCTTCCATGCTATATAAATCGTAGCCGACCGAATGTGGTGACGTACGAGTTGGTATGACAGCATCTGGATGTAACTTTTTTACACGCAATGTCATGTTTCTTATCAATACTACGTTTAATTTCTTTAATTAAAGAATTTATTCATTATGACACTTTCGCGTACAATTGTGTTTTCCAATGTGTACGCGACTGCGGGGTTCTATAAATTAATATAAAGGCTCATGAATACCCTCCCTCTGTGATCTTATACATTTAGATTTATCCGGTCCCTCTCTGCGATCGATTTCCAATAATAATTCTTGGGCAGTTATACTCGTTTTATTTCTAATTTCCATGATACTTCTTCGTTCGACATACATATCGTATGCTATGTTTCTCAAACGCTGTTTTAAACTATCATATCGTATTCCGTATATTTCACATACTTCCATGCATGAGTGTCCTCTCGTGATGTGGTCTATTAAAATGTCATCAATTTCGGAACTATTCCATGTTGAAAATTCAAGGTTATCTTCCATGGATTTAAATTTAAGTGCGCGTCGAAATATGTTTTTGATTCCATTCATCAGATTCGACATGACGATATCATATTAAGTTATATGGTCATATCTTTAAATAAATGACTATTCCAAACTCACCACTTGCATCGATGATGTGGACCCGAGTACGTTTAATGTTGATTTTTCTGGTCCACATTCAAACGTCACTAAGATAAGGTCGCCGTTGATATCTAATTTATCAATTATTCTTTCATTGTTAGTTAATTCCATGAGATCTTTATAATCCCCGCGCGCCAATAATTTTACTAACGTACTAAGACTCTTTATATCGTATACTGTACCCGCGATCACCGCATCTCCGGTGACATTAAGATTTCCGGTTAAAATATAGTTTGCTGGCATTATAACTATTACTTTCATTTTATTTCGTCGTCATAATCTTTTCAAAATATTCTTTTGATATTTCGCTACCCACACATACCCGATCGGTGTTTTTACACGCGATCGCCGTCGTCCCACCACCGAGGAATGTATCGACAACGAGATCACCCTCGTTCGAGTGTTTTTTGATAAGTTCCTCAAACAATTTAATATTTTTTTGAGTCGGATGGAACCGTCCTTTGCCGCTTTGTATGGGATATTTGTATATACCATTGTCATATTCTCCGTTAAAGGTAGGTTTACCTTTTTTAACTCCTAGTATCGCTATCTCTCGTGCGTTTGTTAGGTAATTAACGCGTGAATTGACTGGTTGAGGATTCGTCTTAATCCACTCGATGAATCTTATTTGTTTAAATTTATATTTTTCCATTATTTCTTTGAGGTATGATAATTTCCATAAATCAAAAAATAGTATGCAGGTCCCACCGTCTCTTAATTTGTCATAGTATAATTTAATGAAATTTTCTAATTTTTCCATGGTAAATTGTTCGTCCCACGCGCCGTAGTTCGTTTTCACACTATATTTAGTCCCATGAATTGTACCGTATTTCATGTAATTTTCCTTCGCGTTCGGCGCGTCTACGCTATTTTTGGATCTATAATCGTTCCATTGTTCCTCGGTCTTCGTGAGATCCTTACCACTATCTATCGCGTCGCGCAATGTATTCATACCGGTGTCGCGCGAAATTATGTACGGTGGATCTGTCAAGACGAGATCAACACTCTCATCATCAAGGGATTTTAATAATTCTATTCCATCACAATTTCGTATATCCATTACAATAATTTATTTCCTCTTCTTTAACCGATCTAATCGATCCTTTTCTTTGTTCATAAAAATGGTCAACTGAGTAACCTCACCCGTCAAATATACCTGACCATGATTTTTTATCCGGGGATCTTTCCACACCTGCTCAACTCGCACGAGATTCACGC